CGGCGTTGAGGTGAGAGTTGAGGATTAGCAAGTTCCTCTTTATCTGCTTCAATATGTTGTTCGATACTATCCATGTTTAGTTACCTCCGTATACATTATTTAGAACTGTGTGCTGATGCTTTGTCTTTCATTCCATAACTGTCACGCATCAATCTAAGTGTAGTGTAAAACTGTCCATTTGTACCACTTACTCTATCATATTGATGCGTTACTTCTTCGATAAGATAGACGCCGCTACTTTCATTATCCCATTCTTCTGATTTTGCTTCCTCCCCTGGAACTTTGTTCTTTAGTCTAATGTCAATTTGATCTCCTGCACAAATTTGTGCATTTCCTGGCACAACTAGAACACAAGACTGATTTCTCAAACTTTCATACCTAGCAATAGATTGCACTAGAAAGTCTTTATTGAAATCTGCATATGGACTAGATTTAGATGTTCCCTCACCTTGATCTTGCTGCTCAGGAGATCCTGGTTCTGGGTCGTTTTGCCATGTCTCATGATCAATAATAGAAGAAATGTTTCTGGTTGGTGTTTGATCAAGTTTTACTACACCAGAGAACTCTGGAATATCTACCTGTCCACCCAAGTGTGCCATTTTATCATAACTGTCTCTAATTTTGTAGACATACTCACTGTATTCTCCAGTGCTTATATTATAAAAGATAACTCTAGATGAATACTTACCCATTCTCAATGATGTCATGATGTCTAGGTCAGATACAAAGTCCGATGTTGCAATAGTAAACCTATCATCCGAACCATCCTCTTGATTGCCGACTTTTTCTACATAAGGTCCCCAAGTTTCAACATCATATTCTTTTGCTCTCAGTTTACCTTCTTTTTCTGAACACATACTGTCAACAGAGAATAAATTATATCCTCTTCTATTTTCCCAGAACAAAAATCCAGCACTACCAGAAGATTGCTTTGCTTCTTCCTGATTTCCCTCTGTTTTTGATCCACTAGAAGAACTTTCAGTAGATCCACCCGCTTTTGTAGAAAGTGATTTACTTCCCAGTCTTGTAATAAGATCAAATGGTCTCTGGCGAACTGCCATATATTTAACTTCACGCAATACAGGTTCAGAGAACAATGTTTTTCCAGTCTGAAGAGATTCTGTCAACAGACTAGCAGCAATTTCATTAGTCTTTCCTTTAACTGGTTTCGTAATTCGGATTGCTTCGTTATTGAGCATTTCCTCTGAAATTAGTCCAATTGTATACACTTGCTGTTGTTGTTTAGCAAATCTATTTGCTACTTTCCATACTCTAAATTTGTAATCAAAAGGTTCTTCTGATTGACTAGTAATCACAGAGATTTCTACTACTTCAGTTCCCTGAATTGGCAGTTTTTGGAGTATTCCAACACTATCAACAACTTCCAATGTAGCAGCAATACTAGGAGAGAGAATACTCTCAACATATGTTACCTTATTGACTAGTTTAGTAATAGTTTGACCTGTACCACCATTTAGTGGGTAAATTACAACACTTTTTAGTTCAAAGTCTGTATTTGATTGAAAATCTGCCATAATATTATCCTACTGTTGATAGTTGCACCGATCTGAGAGCAGCTGGAAGAAGATCACTAGATCCTGGTGCTGGGTTAGGTGCATCTGGAGTAGCAGACTTTCCACCTCCACTGCTTGCAGGAGGAACCACTGCAAGTTGCTGTCCTCCACTATTTGCTGCTGCTCTATCTCCAGAAGCAACGTCTGCAGATGCTTTATTTAATGCACTAGAAGGATCATTTTGAGCACTTTCCAATCTCTTCATAAACTCATCACGAGATATCTCGTTGCCTTCAGTATCTTTAAAGGAAGACTTATACTGACCACCTCTTGGGTTGGTTCTTGAGAATGTTCCAACACCTTCAACAGTTGCTGATCCTTTCGTCCTAGATTGTCCCATCAAAGAGTTCAGTGCTTGAACCTGTGGGTTAGTGCTACTTTCTAGTTTTTGCTGAGATGTCTTAGTATCCTTATCAACGGCTCCTTGGTCTTCTGCCATCAAATTGTTCAGATAACTCTGAGGGTCTTTGATAGCACCACCTTCATATCTTTCTAGGTGAAGGTGTTGTCTTCCTGCAGGATATTTTGGATCTGGCCAATGTCTAATTATAGCAATTTTATCACCTGCTTTGACCTCATCACCTACTGCAACTTGAGGATCAACGTGTCCGTAAATGTTTCGAGTTCCATCAGCGTGTTCTACAACAACACCCTTTCCAAATGTTCCAAATCTCTGAATGATGTCAACTACTTTACCACTTTGAATTGCTTTAACTTCAGAATCAGCATCAACACCAATGTCAATACCTGGGTGATCTGTAGATGCATCAGCAAGTCCAGTATTTCTATATCCAAATGCGCTAGTGAATGCTGGGTTACCACCTAAGAAAGAATTATAATCTCCTCTTAGTGCTGTTCCTGCGGCAGCTTTCACCTTGGATGTAGGATCACTGGTCAATCCAGTTCCACTTGTCAATTTGCCCTGAGATTTCACATTAGGATCAGATCCAGAAGGAGCTTTGGTATCACCAGGGTTAAGGTTAAGCATACTCATGAGACCACCACCAAGTCCCTTGAGAAGATCACCTACACCCTTCACGCCAGGAATTAGAGATATCAAACCACCAATTCCTTTTAATATGAAATTCCATCCAAACATTTTCTCAAAGTAGAACTGAAGACCTTTACCTGCTAGTTTAGCAAAGTCCTCTGGTTTTCTCTTTTGAAATCTAAGTTGACCTTCAGCTAGAGCTTCACCAATTTTGAGAGTTTCTTTTGATTTGTTGCCAGACAGAACCATTTCTGTCCCGTGCAGCGTTGCTGGATAACCCTCTTTGGGACCAGACATGATAGCACCAGCACTTGCCTGTGGTGCCTCTGACATGGCATCTTTTGCCATCAATGCAGCATCAATGCCAACAGAAGCAGCAGTTCCAACGCCAGGAACGGTGCCAGCAGCACCAGAAGCAAGTTCTAGAGCAGCACCACCCCAGTCACCTGCCATTGCTCTTTGACCAGCAAACAAAGCACCAGCAAGGAGACCAGCGACTGGGACCTTTTTGATACCCATCTTGAGACCACCCTTGAGTAGTCCTTTACCTGCTCCTTTTAATAGTCCCTTTCCTGCAGCCTTTCCTGCACCCCTTCCTAGTAGTCTACCACCAATGCCTTTAAGACCTCCACCAAGTCCTTTACCACCACCTCTTTGGGCAGCTTTACCTAATCCTCTGCCACGACCACCAACCATTTCAGCGATGTTACCAGCAGCACCTAACATGCCTCCTAGTAAACCACCTCCACCTAGTTTTGGATCAGAAAGTCCTTCTGGTGTAACAAAATCAGAACCATCTATACCTTGCTCCATTGCAGATTCTTCTGCATCTGCTTGAGCATCTCTTGCTAGCTTTTCAGCAGTTTGTTCTTGACGAGAAGCAATTAATTTCTGTTCTTTTGTTTGGTCCTTGGTTGCTGCAACCAAGTTCATAGTAACAAAGGTTAGTCTATCAATCGCCTGAACGATTTCCGCAGTTCCACCTTCTCCGCCAATACCACCACCAACGGGTTCCATGCGTTTGACAAACATGTCATCGCCAGGAAGATCTCTCTCAACACCCAGATTTGTAGCACCGATGTCAACAATTCTATTGGATACATCGTCAGAAGAATTAATTCTTCCAGCATTGCTCATTCCTCTAACAATTGCCCCACCCCTAACCTCTGGGTTTACTGCTGGAGCAGCTGCTTTTTGCAAAGCAGTATTGTTGACCATCTTAGAGATGGGTGGTGCTAGTGGTCCGCCAGGTTCTCTAATTGCTAGAGGACCACCTCTCTTACCTAGTGGCAGTTCTTTCTTTTTTGCTACTAGTGGACTTTCACTATAACTGTAATCAAATCCACCACGAAATCTAGCATTCTGATTTGTTGTTGGATCTGTTCCTGCAGTAGGACTTTTTGAAAATCTACCTCTTGTTCTGGCAATCCTATCACCACCAAAACTAGATCCTAGTGCTCTTTTAAAAAAATAACCTCTATCAATACCTGCCTCATCTAGAGAGGTTCCTGCTGCTTCTGCTTTTGCCTCAGCAAATCTACGCTCTCGCGCAGCCATATCAGAGGATTTTTTGATACGCTCAGCAATTGCGCTAGCGATAGTTCCAAAGGAATCCCCTCTAGTATCTGTTGCTGATAAGTATCCGTGTGCCATTAGCGTTTAAGTGCTTCTTGTTCTTTCTTGACTTGTTCCAAGTATTGAAGCAACAAAGTAGTGTAAACTTGTCGCTCCCAAGGCATCATATTCTCGATTTCACTCAAGCTATATTTATGGTGCTGCATGAGAGCAAAGTTAGTCTTGTAATACCCTTCCAGTGTATTATGGAAGAGTGCTATCCGAAAAAATTAGCAAGACCAGCAACAGTGAATTCTGAAGTTTCTCCAGTATTAGGATTTTTGACTGCAAACGAATATTCTAGTCTAGGAGTGTTTTCAAAGAACTGTTGAATTTTTTCAAACTGAGCATTTGTGAGATTTTCAATAAATTCTACAAATTCTTTCTTTGTAGTCGTAGAACTGTCATATACGTCTTCTGCGTCAAAAATCTGATCTACACAATTTGCGATAATATCAACAACACCATCTGCAGATGGAGATTGACCCATAATTGATGTAGTAACAAATTCATCCCATGCAGGATACTTCATCACAACGCCAAGATCATCAGTTAGCATAATTTTGGGATCATGCCCTTCTGGTTTAGTTACCTGAACCTCTGACAATCTCAATCGATGTTTGACCTGCGTTTCATTATCATCTTTGCATGTCACCATCAAATCAATATCTTCTCCAACAGAGACAGCACGAATTTGAAGGAAAATAAACTCCAGATCAAAAATCGGCAATTCTTCAATTTTGATCCTGCTTTGAATGCAACCTTTTAGCAATTGCTTTACTGCTCTCTCGATCTCTTTCTCTTCTCCTGTTTCTAGAGCGATGAGAAGCAGTTTTTCTTCTTTTACGACAAAAGGACGGTATTTGATAGTTTTGCCGTTAGAAGGAAGTTCCAACTCATACGTTGGAAGGACAACTTGTGGTAATGCCATTATGTTTAGACCAGATCATATGTATATTTAGCGCGACTTTTAGACCCAAAAATTAGCAGAAAAAATTTTCCCACTTTCATGGAATTGAAAAGTCGATTTTCAAATTCTAGTTGGATTTGAGTTTGCGATATAGAGCAGAGTTCTTAATGTCTTTATGAATTATATAATGTCTCTGATATTTAAACTGACCAGTAACTCTGAGCAACTGAGCAGTTCCAAATTGCAGAGGAACAGCATCAATTTGATATGGGTATGCTTTCTCTAGAACGTATTCAATCGACTTTCTTTCTTGTGGGTCGTTTCCACCCATCTCTGCTTTAGTGATTTTTATTGTTCCAGTATACTCATTCTTATATCTCAATCTCGTTACTCTGTTTTCCAATTTCAACTGAGTACCAACACCATCATCGAGAGGCATATTATCATCTCCATATGTTCCACCAGAAAAGATGTAACTATGCCAGTTGTTCAGAAACTTAAGTGCTTCTAGATTAGCATCTAGCAAGAAACTAAGTTGCACTTCAGTATAAACCAAAGTATGAGGATAATCTACCTGCCCAAGACCAGTGTAGAGACCAGTTTGTGTACCAGTTGCGGTATTAGTGTTGGGCAACTGAGCTTCATCACAGAAATACTCAATGATCTCACGATCAGGAACAACATCGCTTGGCAGGTCTTCAAATTGCACAAGGAAGTTGTTGGACATTGCCATGCCACCTTGTGCTGCCATTTTAGCGGCAAAACTGTTTATTCCAGCCACACTAAATACCTATGTTGGACACTTTATATTTATGGCGTACTCTGGGTATTTCAAACCTAAGAACCCTCAGAAGTACCGTGGCAACCCGACAAACATTGTTTATAGGTCGCTATGGGAACGAAAGTTCATGGTGTTCTGTGACAATAACCCCTCTATCTTGCAGTGGGGTAGTGAAGAGATCATTATACCATACAGAGCTCCTGATGGTAAAGTGAGGCGCTACTATCCAGACTTTTATATTAAGGTTCTTGAAAAAAGCGGAAACATAGCAAAGTATATTGTTGAAATCAAACCTAAGAAACAAACAAAACCACCGAATGAAAAAAATAAACGAACTGCCTCGTATCGTAATGCAGCTCTGACATACGCAAAGAACCAATCTAAATGGTCCGCTGCGCGTGAGTATTGTGAAGACAGGCAGATGAACTTCTTAATACTTACCGAAGACCATTTAGGAGTATAGAACAATGGCAACTGGATTTGCATCAATTCAACGCAACGCAGTCAATGATGACCCAGGATATAAAACACTATTCGAAAGGGTATCTGCTAAAACAGGAGGAGAAAAGAAAACTCTTGCTTGGTATAGAAACGCCGTAAAAGCAGAAGCAAGTCAATACAAAAAGAACTTTAATAAGTATATCCTAGACGAGAAGAAGGATAAAGTTGGTGCAGCAAAAGAACAAGATGCAAATGAACTGCGTAGACATACTGTAGCAGGTCATTTGTATATGTTTGAGTATAAGGCAAAGATGAGATGGTTGCCTTACTATGATAGGTTCCCTCTCGTCTACGTGATCAAAGCAGCAGGCAAGCATGAATTTTGGGGTGCTAACCTACACTACTTATCTCCAAAGAAAAGGATAGTTGCTACCAAGAAACTAATGCAGGGTAGAATTGACATTCCCAAGAAATGTTTCCATAAATATCTAACAGCACATGTAGACGGACTATTTCTCGACCTTGCTTCTAAAGAATGGGATACTGCCATTCTACTACCAACAGAAGATTTTGTAAGAGATGTCAATGGTATGGTTTTTCCAATAGATCAAGAAACTGTTTGGGAAGATACTGATGAGAGTTTCTATGATAAAATCAGAGGTCAGAGAATGATCAAAGGTTACGGCACCAAACAATCCAAGGAGATGGCAAACTAATGCCTAGTACAGAAAAAATACGACAGCGAGAGGCAGCAAGAGAGAAACCACCAACTGGAACTGGAACCAAAGAAGGTGAAGTCCAGAAGGGTTCTTCTGGTGGTCGCTACTATGAGTGGAAGCTCAAGGAGAATGGAGAGGGGTATTGGGAAAAAACTAATCTTTCTGCTGAAGAAGCGAAGAATACGAGAGTAGAAAATCGTGAGAATTATACACTAACATCCCTTGGTCCACCATCTACAAACTATTCATCTGCTCAACTACGTTATCCTGATGATGGATCAGGTAACGCTGGTATGACAGAGAAGAGTGACTATGTTCTCTTCCAATTCTATGAGTACAAACCACCTTTCGCAAAAAATAGTGTTGGTGGTGCTGGTGGTAATGCTAGTGCTGGAACTCAATTTTCTACTAACTATAACCAAGGTGGAAGTGGAGCAGCTTCTTACACAACCGCAGATCCTACATACAAAACTATCGTATTGTATATGCCAGAGGATATCTCCACTGGTTTTAGAGGTAACTGGGGAGGTAAAGCATTTAGCACAGTTGGTGCAAACATTTTGAGATCTGCTGGAGCAAGTGGATTTGATAAAGTCAAAAGTGCCGCAGAAACTTTTGCTGATGGTGCTGGAAGAATTAAACAAATTGCTGGTGCTGCGGCATTAAGAAGTGCATTGCAAGCAATTGGTGCTGATAGTGTTAGTAATGATGACGTATTCAGTTCTGTTTCTGGTGCTATCCTAAACCCAAACACTGAACTATTGTTTCAAAGTTCAGACATGAGAAACTTTCAACTTAATTTTAAGTTGGTTCCTCGTAATGGTACAGAAGCAACAACTTGCAATGACATTATAAAACAGTTTAAGAAATGTACTCTACCTAGGAGAGATCCTGGTACAGTGTTTGGATTTGAAGGTGCGTCTGAGTATGCTGGTTTCATTGGTGTTCCTAACCTATGCAGAGTTAGTTTCATGAAAGGTTCTAATGAACATGATGTACTACCTAAATTCAAAATGTGTGCTGTGACACAGGTTGACGTTAACTACACACCAGATGGTGTTTATGCTACATACCATGATGGTCAACCAGTTGCAATGACACTAACACTAAACTTCCAAGAAACAAAACTCTGTTTTGCAGAAGAAGTAGAATCAAACGACGTAAGGTAAAATGTATTTCTCTATTCTCCCCAACATACAATACGACGAGAAACCAATCAGTTATCCTTTCTCTGAATCCGACTTTGTAGTTGCAAAGAACTTCTTCCGTCGCTATAAAATCAACGATGATATTTTCTCGACCGTAACTTTATTCAAGAAGTATAGCATCCCTGACGGAGAACGTCCAGATGCTCTAGCTCAAAAAGCATATGGCAATCCATTCTATGACTGGGTGATCCTATTGACCAACAACCTAGTCAATGCACAGTATGACTGGCCAAAGTCTAACTATGAGGTCTATAAAATTGGAGAGAGTGAGTATGATGATCCATACTCAGAGATCCATCACTATGAAGTAAAAGAAACCATCGGTCACTACAATGCTGGTGTACGAGTAGACGAAACATTCTTCAACGGAACTCACAAACTCAATATTAACGGCACCGTCACAACAAAAAACGGTAACGAGATTTGTAGTCCCGTTACCGTTGCTGAGTGGTTGCAAGATGAGAACGAAAAGTTGAGAGAAATTTATCTACTCAAACCACGTTATCTTCAAGGATTTGTTGACGACTTCAGAAAGAAGAACCTCTACAAGAAAGACGACAACTACATTAACCAGAGACTAAAGAAAACTGGTTGATCTTTTTCAGTCAATTTTTGGCGGAAAAATTTTTTCCAGATTTATGTAATCGTTAATCGAAATTTGAAATGATACGCTTACACTCTTTCAAGTTTTGCTTACAGAAGTTACGAACATAACTGTTCGTGTCTGTACTCATAGTGTAGTGAGCATGAGTATGTACCAGTTCAATCACCGCTAAGACCCCAACACACAGGGCTAC